GGTCTGTCTAGGGATGTACTAGACGTTGGAACGAAAGTTCCGCATGGTTTCCATGGTAAGGGTGTTGTTAGCAACGATTCCCCTTCATGGACGTCGATCTCTGCTCTCGAGGAGGATGTACGGTTAGTACCCCAAGATCCTCCGGGAAAGGCTATCAGTAAAGTAAGCGATCCAAGCGCTCCCCAGCCAGGAGAGGAAAGAATCTCGGATGCCCCACTTGTTAACGGTATGTACAGCATCTCGCTGTGGTTCCTACGACGTACTAGAGGGAAACACATCCTAGCATTTAAATTGGCTCTTGAAGGTCATAGAGTCAGGTCAAGTGAGTGTGTAGTGTTACATGAGAAGCACCATTTAGTTGATGGTAATTTAGTTCTTCCCAAGTCATACATTCCATACAAGGACGTACAGTACTTCACCTGGGTACAACCCGGTCAGCGTATCGATGTATTCGGTGAGTACAGGTTTGATGTACTTGAGGCTAGCATGGGCTTCGAGTGGACTGAAAGTTCCGATGGTGAAATTCCCATTACATCTCTAGACGTAACGCGTGCTGGGATCTACGACTTCGAGTTGATGAGATCCGTTGACAGTAACGAACAATTTAAGGAGATAGTGGCTCCTGACGTAGAAAACAAGAAACATAATGAAAAGTATGTTATCTTTGGAGGTGCTCTGCACGGTAAATCAACCTTTTCTGAGAAATATGCTGTCCCTGAAGTGGAAGGTAATCAGTTGGTGGGCTTAGATGAGGATACCGTAAGTAAGATGAAGGACTGGCAAGCAGCTAATGAATCTGGTGCTCCTGACGAGGTACTACGAGAATTATTCAACATAGCTGGTAACGCATTATTAGAGAGTGATGCGCCCTATGTTGTCTCACACTTCGGCAGTGAACTTTATGAAACAGCCAAGCGGGTCGGTAGGCAAATCGCGTTTGTGCGTCTGTCGCAAGCTGAGTTAGAACGACGTTCAGAAGGGGAGGATCCTTCCAGGATTCTCGCCGCTCTGGGTTACTACTCTAATTTAGTCGATATGCATATACGCGGTCCGTTCTTCGATTCTTTCGAAGATGCAATCGATGCATTATTAGGAATTGTAACTTCACCAGATACCGTGAGTTCCAGCGGTAGCCTGGAGGGATAATCATGCCTGTATCGGATGATGAGTTTGCTGTCACCAAAGCAGATGCAGAACGGGAATCACGCCGGTTCTTAAATTCTGTTCTTGGTAAACAACTAGCGATCGAGGGCGTAGAACTCGAAGAACGTTATGTTAAAACAAACTTCAAGCGATTATCTAGGATTACAAGCATGGCTTGGAATCCGTCTCAAGATTATAATCTCACACTTATGGGTAAGCACCTGATTGAAGAGGGTGCTGACAACGCGCACTCAGGCCGACGCAAAGTAGAAGTTAGGTTTAATGACTATCTAAATTTCTGTGACGGCTCAATGCCTACGTGGCATTACTGGCAAGAGAAAGAGTTTAATACCTCATTTGTTAGTAAAGCTGCCGTTGATCCCATGCCTATGGCCGAAACCTTAAGTTGGTACAATGCTAGTACCCACCTTAAGGAACCTACCCAATATGGCATTAATAAGGCTAAAGATTATATGAGAGTGGTGTTTGATAAATTTGGTAAAGCGATGAGCGGCGCCAAAGAGATCAAGATCGGCGACATTATGGAGTGGAAGGGTCAGATGAACTGGAATAGAAATTCTGGTCATCCGTTCTGGATGCCCATATCTGAAGAGCGGTACATGACTGTGGATTGGCCTAATTTCAGAGATTCTTTAATGGCATTAACTGCAGCCTTCACTCGTGAAGAGCTAGAGGAATTAGCCATGAAGAGTCCTGCAAATGTCCCAAACGCTAACATGCTTATTTACGGCATGTTCATGAGACCGCCTGACCGTGTAATACACGCAGCTTCCATCTATTGGAAAGGACCGGGTGCAGTCGCTACTGCGAACCTAACACCTGGCCTGAGAGACTCACGCATAGCGTGGAAATCCATTCCTGAGTTAGCTGAGGAATTCGCGTCAGCACTTGTTGATGCGACTGTCGTCGTTGCTGAAGATATTAGGAAGTATGACAGAAGTATACCACGTGCACTTCTTGAGGCAGCTTATGAAGCATACTGGGAATCCAGTTGCTTCACTAACATGCCCGAATTCCGTAATATTATCGGCGCACTACTGTATCTTCTCACTAAAGACGCCAAATTACAAGTTAGTCCTACGCATTACATGTGGCTAAGACAGGGTTTGCCCAGTGGCCACCCTCTGACCCAATTTATTGGATCAGTTGTTCACCTAGCATTCTATGAATGGTGGGCTGATATGTACTCATGGGAATCTACCTTAGAAAAGGTACTTAGTGACGACGGAATTAGCATTCACAAGGGTGTATCACTTGAAGAGATGGACAAATTCATCTTTGGTGATGGTGCTGCCACTTTTGAATCAGTCGGGATGGAATTACATCCTGATAAAACCAAGTTATGTGATCCGACTAATAGAGTTTATGTTGGTCAGCTTATGGGAAATGAAGTCTATCATAATGAGATGACTTTCTTCCTTAAGCGTAATTTTCAACACGTAGCTGCTACTAGTTTTGGAAATCCTGCCGGTGTACTGGATTCATTACTCCAGTCTGAACGGCCAGTCTCTGACGAATTTCGTGAGACTGTTGACAAGTATATCGTGGCTGAAGCCGAGCTTAAACTC